ACCGCCAGCAGGCAGGTTAACATTGAAGCAGAGATACATGGTTTCTGGGTGGAAACCAGCTTCTACTAGAGAGTAACGAGACTTAACTGCGATTTTAGGTGACATTGTACCTTCAGAGATTGTCTGAATCGATTCTGCCATCATGTAAGGCATGAATTTGAGACCTGGCTCATCATCACCACCTTTTCTTCCAACGAGGATTCTGGTGTCGTTGTACCTCATGTTTTGATCCACATACACGGTCATACCGGCCAAAGATCCAACTGGGTACAAAGTACCGTTGTTCTGAGTCAAGGTATTGGTGAAAGGAGCAAAGGTGAATTGGCTGATATCTTGCATCGCCGAAGCCAAGTTTGCATTGGTGACGATGAAGTTAGCAGGACCCCTTCTACCTCTGTTTGCTACCACGTTAGCGGCTGCAAGGATACGGGAGAAAAGTCTTCTCTGTAGAGTTGACAAGTTCTCGTAACCTCCAGATGCAGGGCCTGCGGTACCAGTCATGGTCAAAGGCTGGTCTGTTTTTCCAACATAGGAAGGAATGGTGTAAGAACCAGCAAGTCCACCAAGAACCAAATTCAGGTTCAGGTTTTGGCCTTCAACTGTGTTGAAGTCATAACAGTTAGACCAGCCGAGAGCAAAAGCTCTGGCCAGAATGTGCTTGTTAATTGCCTGAGAAACCTCATTAACCAGTGCGTTCTCGATCATAGAAATGACGTCGATACCGAACTGCTTGTTAAGGTCCTGGATTTGCTCCGTAGTGACGGAAGCAGCTACCTGGAAGGTGTCGGCTTCTACGAACTTCGTGAAGGTCGAAAGACCCATCAAGTTGTAGTAGTTTTCTTCACCTACGCTTCTAAGCATTGGGTTGTAAGTCTTCGTACCATCTACGAAAGGACCTTGCCAGTTATCGTTGTCATAGAAACCAGCTCCAGAGAAACCTTGGATGTGATCTTCCAAAGCTTTAACCAAAGAAGCAGTAGCGGTAGTAGTACCAACTTGGTTTCCATTAAGTCCAGTACCAACTTTAGTTGGAGTTACACCGCCGGTGATTACAGAAGCAACAGATTCGCCTTCGGTCATTCCTGTAATTTCGAAGATCGGGAAACCATCGATCCTAGAAAGACCAACGAACTTAGTTGTGATATAAGCACTCGCTGAATCACCATTGGTTATGTAATAAACAGTTCCAACTACGAAGCCAGGGGTTCCAGAAGGATATCCAGCTTCATACGAAGTGATTTGCAATTTGATCATTGCAGGAGCAGCAGCCAAAGCATCAGCTGCGGTAGTACCTACAGATTGAGGACTGAGCTTACCACCGGCATACACGTAGTCGAGGTAAGACAAAACACCAGAAGGACCTGACATAGGAATAACTGGAACGATGTCGAAACCTACAGTCTTCGCAGCTACCTGAATAGCCAAAGGAAGAAGTGAAGGGAACTTGTCGCCAGATCCTTGCCAAGATTGGCTGTAAAATCCTTGGTTAGGACCAAGTTGACCAACCGAACCAGCTAGTGTTGCTCCAGGAAAGACAGGAGGTGCAACGGCACCCATGCCGTTGACAACGTTCAACGACTGGTATGCACCGGCAGATTCGTTGAGTGAGTGATAGTGGCAGTATTTAGACAACCACGCTTTTTTAGAAGGATCAGTGATACCAGCTTTCTGTTCGATGATAGGCGACCAGGTATCGAAGATCTCAGCTTCGTTAATTAGTTTCATTTTTTTAGAGATTTTTTTTGTTTTTTAGAATTTGCCTTCTAGTGACTTAGCCACCCAGCTCAGATAATCGTTGCTGTAAGCAGCGGTTGCCTGACTGTTTGAAGACTCTGATATGTTTTCGTTCTCTTGCAATTTTTGCATAGCCAAAGGCTTAGGTCCGAATTGACGGGTTGACCAGAAATTTCTGATCTGATAAGGGGTATTGAGGTTATGAAAGATAGACTGTGCAATAATTGATTGCTTGTGTCCTTCGTTCAATGACTCCCAAATCGGAGCATACTCTGTCGGCATCTCGTCGATGAACTTATGGCCAGATGTTGGTTTGGCGTCTGCATTCTCGTTGAGAACTTGTTCTGCTTTTTGTGTTTGAGCAGTAGGCTGCCATTTGCTTTCAGCCTTTCTTTGATCATTTTCGGTCTTTTGGGTTTGGACCGACTCAATTAGGAAATCAATTTGTTTGCCAAGATTTGTATAATCTCCTGCAAACCCAGAC